AGTTGTGCAGCATTTAATGCGTTGGTCAAAGGAATTAAATTGCCACATAGTAACAGTTATCCATTCAAACTTTGGTACTGATAAACCAACAGGACATTTAGGTTCGTTTTTAGAAAAGAAAGCAGAAACACAAATACAATTAGAATTAAATACAGTAAATAAAGAATTGGTTAAAGTAAGTTGCAAAAGAAGTAGAAATGCAAGTTTTGAAGACTTTAATTTTAAAGTTAACAATTTTGGATTTCCACAAGTTGAGGGTGATTTATATGATATACTAAAAGATGTAAAATGTTAATAACTTATTAATAAATTTGAACAATGGAAAATTTGACAATTAAAAATCATTTACAGGAATTAAAAAACTCTACATCAAGAATGTTAGCGTACAATTCTGACAACAAAGAATTTTTAGCATACTTTAAAGATGTGATGTTTAAAATAGAAATGATAGAACAACTATTACAAATTGATTCAGTATTAGATTGGAAAAGTATTGAAGAAGCGTACAAATCAATTTTAATGCAAGATAGTGAATTAACTGATATTGATATTCGTATTAGTTTAAAACCTGCAATAGAACAAAAAGTTGCAAAGATAACTGCTAAATTATATTAGTATGACACCAAAAGAAAAAGCAGAAAAATTATTTTATGATTATTTAACTTATTTCCCTGAATTTATAAATGATTTAGAATATGATTATAATACAGAATCAGCAAAAAATTGTGCATTAATAGCAGTTGATGAGATTTTAATTGCAATTACTTTTAATATGTATGATGAAGATGAATATAATAAAGAAGATAATTATTGGCAAGAAGTAAAACAAGAAATAAATAAATTATGATATATATAATACTTGCATTAATAGTTTTATTACTTATTTGGGCAGACCAAACAGGAAAAGATATACAAATAGCTTCAATACAAGGTTTTATGATTGGTGTTCTTTATGATTGTGATGAACAAGATGAAGAAAAATATTATACTATTCAGGTTTTACTTGGAGTATTATCAATTAATATTTATTGGTAATGAATATTTTAAATCCGTATTTTTCTTGTAAATCTAATTCTAAATTAGATGCTAATAATATATTGTTTGTTTTAAATAATATTTTAAAGTCTTTATAACCTTGTTGTTTTATAACTCTATTTTCAATTTTGTTAGTACAACCAATTTTGTTTTTAGTTTTGTAAATATAAAACATTATTTTTTATTTAAAAAATCATTATATAAATGAAGATTTTGTGCAAAATGATAATAACTACCTATTTCAATATTTAATTCATTAGAAACAATCTCTTGAAGTTTACTAAAGCAATATTGGTCATTACAAAATCCATACCATAAATCATTAGAACGCATTAGTACTGTCATATTTAATTTATTATTTAATATAGTAAATTGAATAGCATAAGTACAAGGAGTATCTTTATAGTACGTATCTATTTCTTTTCCATCATAAATTGAAATAGTAGCTTTTCTTGTATCTGATTTTTGTTTTAATAAATCTATAACTTTATCAAGTTGATTATTTCGTCTCCATTGCCAACCATAATTAGACCTTACATTTCCATTTTCATCCATCATATTTTTCCATATAGGTGCAAATTTACTAATTTCATTTGCTGATGGATTTCCTTCTAAATACCAATTCCATTCTCTAATAGCGTATTTATCATTCCAATCTCTAAAGTTAGTATTAATGTTATTATCTAATGGATTTAATATTTCAAATCCTATATTAAATAAAGCTTTAGTATTATCAAATTCTATACCTTTTTGTATTATTAAATCATAATAATATTCAAATACTTCTTGTGCGTTTTTAAATTCCATATTTTTTAAAATCTTTTAAATCATTCCAATCTCTATAAGAGTCTATTGTTTTTTTATTTATATTATGTTTTGGTGCTTCACCTGCAACATTAAAAAACCAATCACCTTCTTGTCCATATTTATTTATATAGTCCCAACCTTTTGAATCATAAGATGGTTCACAATCAAATTCATTTGGAACATTATCTGATAATGAATTAAATGGCTTATGATAACTATAAAAATTAGCTCTACCTAATTCACCTTGTTGTATATTTCTTGAAACAGCTACTGCTGAAAATTCTGTTTCAGGTAAAGCTATTTGTAAACTTCTTGTAAGTACGCCTGTTGATATAACTGTCCACATTTTCTTAGGTTTATCTTTATCTTTAAAAAAATCATAAATTAATCTAACACCTGCAGCAACAACTAATTCGTGGTTTAATCCAAGAGGCACATAATAAGCACCTGTTTTTTCTGAATAAAGCTTAGCTAATCTATTAGCATTTGGCATTGCTGCAATTCTTGCAAATAAAGGTTTAGCTCCTAATTCTATACATAAAGCCTGATGGTCACTAACTTCTTTTGAAGATGGCATTACTAAAGTTAAATCCATATTATATTTTTTACATAAATATGAAAGAGAAATACCTGCAAAACCTCTTCTTGGTTGAACATAAACTACTTCTTTAACACCTTGTTTACTTAACTCTTGTATTAAAAACTCACCACTTCTTGCTTTATATCCAACAGGACAAGATTTAGATTCATCAATTACTTTAAATCCATTAATTTCTTGTATTACAAAACCATCAAAACAAGATTTAAAATCTTTTGTCAATTCTAAATAATAATCAAGACCTTTGTCGTCTTTATTAAAAATTCCTTTTTGTTTGTTAATGTACATTGTTTATATATTTAATTCCGTTATTTAATTTAATATGGTCTTCTGATTGAAAATTATCTAAATATCTTATAAAATCACAAGCAACATCTTCCATATCGTAAGGTTTAGAAAATCCACCTGTAATGTCACAAAGGTATCTAATAGCTTTATCTTCTTTAAGATTAGGTAGTATTAGTTTTAAACATTTTTTTGCATTAGAACCTACGTAAACATCACTGTCTCTATCTACTATATCAGGAAAGTACTCTGCTAAATCCATAGCAAAAGCAGTTAATACAAAATTTTGCCTTTTATAACCTTTTTTTAATAGATAACTATTCCCATAATCTACAACATCTTTAATACCTACTTTTTCTTTTATAATATAATTGTAAATATTATTAACTAAATCTATTGATTCATTTTTTATAAAATTATTTAAACCACCTTTTATCATAGGTAATAAATAACCTTTAACATCACAAAATTTATTATCAGGCAAATTATTAATCCAAATATAACTATCAGTAATTCCATCTTTTAATAAATCTACAATCCAAAAATTACCAAAACCGTGAGTATTAAATGGCAAATCTTTTTTTGGAACATAATTAATTCCTGAACCACATAACCTGAATAAGTAACACAAAGTTATAAAATCAATATTTTTTATTTCTTTACTTTTAATAAAATACTTTCCATTTCCTTTAGGGTCATTTTCTTGTTTTTTAATAGCTTCTAATAAAGAACTAAAAGCAGCGTACTTTCTGTTAACTACATCATATATTGGTATATTCCAAACTAAGTCATCGTCTACATCAGATTCATTCCATTGTATATTTTCAAACTTAAGTTCTTGCATTTTTTTTGCTTTTTGATAATATTGCAAAAAATTATCTAAATTGTTCATAATAAATCATTTATAAATTTATAACTTTTTGGTCTTAAATGAACTGATTGCTTAGATTCCATATCATCAAAAGACAAACCATTTTCGTAATCAAAATCCCACTCTATTAAGTCATAACCATAATGTTCACAACCTCTTTTAAGTAAACTATTAAATTCTTTTACATAGTAAGTTCTTTCTTCTTTTGTACCAAAAAACTTTTGTCCTTTATATAAACCTGTTCCCGGTAACTTTCTTGATTCATCCTCAATAGGTAACAAAGAAACTAATGTTATTTTTTTTAAATTAAGTTCTTGTAACTGTTCAAAAAGTCTTTTAATTAAATCTACTACAGCTTTTCTTCCTTCAAATCTGTGAATGTGAAATCTTATATCTATATTTCCTGCATAAAAAATTAAATCTTCTACATCTTTTGAAATATATTTATTTAAACCTTCATTTAAAAAGCCATTTAAAGTTTTACCATCATTTCTATTTATAGAATAACCTTTCTTGTAAACAGAAACACTATGACTATCACCTAATATTAATTTGTTAGAGTATTTATCTAAGTAAATTATTTCAGGTATTTTATTACAACTTAAACCTATTAATTCTTTTCTTTTTTGACATACAACATTATAATCAATCATTTCATTTACACAAAAAACTTTTCCTTTAAAATCATTTAATTTTTTTAATCTTAAATAAAAACCTTCTTGTACTCCACCGAAAAAATTAAAAACACCTTCTCTGTAATTTATACCTTCTGAAAGTATTATTTCTTCGTATTCATTCCAATCATCTTTTTCTGTTAACACATCAGCATTTAAAATATTTTTTAAAACTAATGTCCAACCACCATTGTGACTATTTAGACTTGTTACAGGATTGCTAACAACACCTACTAATGCTACTTTACCTTTCATCTTCATAATTATTTAAAGCAGCAATATATGCTACAGCATCTAACAAATTATCTTCTTTATGGTGATACGATTCTCTTGATAGTTTTAATGCTATCATAGCTTTGTACATTACATCACCTGAAACTTCATAACCTAACATTCCTGATAATATTAATGCCGCTCTGTCCATACCTTCAGAGAATGGTCCATACATACGTTCTTTTTCTTCAGACCGTAAGTTTACAATTTCGTTTGCTTTTTCTAAAATATTCATATTGTTTGATTTTTTTGTAAATGTATAAATTAATTTTTTAATATGCAAATTTTAACATTTAATTAACTAAAAAGGGTGGCTTTTAAACCACCCAATTAATTTAAAATGGTAAATCCACTTCTACTGCTGCAGCTTGTTGTGTTGCAGGTTGTCCTTCTTTTTTAACTGCTTTAATGTTTCCATCAGTCCAAACTACGTTTCCGTTTCCTAAATAGTTTTTAGACTTTTTAGCATCACGCTCTTCTTTAGTTTGTGAATCTGTTAAAGATACATTTTGTCCCCATTGGTTAGCATCATCATTAATGTTTAACGTACAGTTATAATAAACCGCTCCGTCTTTACCCATTACAAACTTTTCTTTTGGTAGTTTGTCAACTCTAATGCTCAAATTGATAATTGAACTCATAATATATAAATTTA